CTCGATTATGTTCGATTGGCAAAATACAATTTGATGGAGGTCTTCGACAGGCTCTTCAACTTTCATTTCCATCCCGAAGGTCAGAAATTTAGTGGAAAAGTTAGCTTGAAGTTCGGCAACAGAGCTTTTCTCGATAATGATTAAAGCATCGTCGCCGTCGTCCAAGCAATCCCATCTAATATCTAGGGGTTCAAAATAACTTATCAACATGGCCAACATGATAAGGCAGTTACCTACAGCAGTGTTCATATCGCCGCTGAGGCGTCTTCCTTGTAGTTTGTAGAACAATCCAATTCCAGAAAAGCACTTGTTATGGAGCTGCCATGACAGTAACTTTCTGAATGTGGCATCGTTGTTTGATGCCAAGTAAATGGAATGTTCCATACGGAGATGGGGTACGTCGACGTGTTTATCAAAGCGACTAGCGTCGACTCCGACAATTACGGGCTCGTTGAAATGAGTTAGTTTTTCGATCAAAAGTTCCGCTCTGGCAACACTGTTTAGCCCTTTGGCTATGTTGCGGCTCTGCGGTACTTTGTTGGAAGCACAGTTGAGGTGGTAGATGTGCTCCTCTATTGGGCGGAGGTATTGTGAAATTGCAACGCAGAACTTTGCGCCTCGAAATTGTATGGCCCTGGGGTCAGGGTTGAGTTTGGCTTCGGGGTCGAATCGTTCCGCTTTGATGAACATTTTCGCGGTGGCGTCCTTCTTGCTGATGCCTGAGGTTTCATACTCAAGTGCCGCCTGCATATATCTGTGCCGTTTCTGGCCAGAATAGCGGTTTGGCATGTCGAAGAGGTCGTCGGGTGATGTTGGGGGTAGTGACTTACTAATGATGCGTTGACCTATTTTAAGGTCTAATATACCCTGTGGGGTACATTTTGGGACTGGGCCGGCAACGCGTCCAACTAGTGACTTTAGTTGGTTTTCGGCGCAGTCGTGGTGGAAACAAGGTTGGAAAATTCCGGGTCTAGAAATAGAAGCTACCCTTGTAATGCGCTTCTTGTGGCGGTCGTCGTGGGTGTCGGGGTACCTGAGAATAGCACAGCCTACATCTAACTGTGCTTTCTCCTGTGTACCACAACAGACACCTCCCACGGCGACCGGGCCTGTTCAGTGCTTGCCTAGCGACTTGCCGTTGGCCAAAAGACCATCCGACAAGCCGTTGGCAATGCCCATACCCTCAAAGATGCTTGGAGCGGCCCATAACTGTGCCCAACCAGATTGAATCGTGGTGTAGGACATAGCACAGGCAACGGCTCTAGATGTTTGCTCAAGTTTTGCTTGTTCAGACCATTGATAAACTGCTTGCTTTCCTAAATAGGTCATGCAAGCACGCTTCAAGGTCGCCACTGTAGCACTGTTGCGTGGTAAACTCATACCGACGTTCAAAAGGTGAGAAAGCAATTCCGCGTCTACTCCGAACTCTTTGGACATGCGTTCAACGTCGGAGCGAACATCAGGAATGATGATTGTTTCACCAAACATCAGTTTGTAGAAATGTGCGCTTACAGACATCAATAACCAGAACAACCAGCACAGTACTAG